CTTGTATCTGTAGACGTTTAGGTCCATGTTGAAGATAGTCTGCGATTGCATATTGAGCACGGGTAGGGGATGGAAGATCAAGCTGCTGCCACAGTGCTTGTAGGAACAGCTTGAAATCGTTCTGCAACGCCTCAAGCACGCCCATGGCGGGCGTTTGGACGTTGTTCATTTATTTGATTTTGGTTGTGTAAGTTTTACCTCGCCACACAAAGGTCTTCTTACCAGCTGCCCGTGCTTTAGCGAAAGCTTGGTCAAAGTTAGAAGCATTGGCTTTACGGCTAAGTTCTTTTTCTTTTGCTTTGTAGTCTTTGCCGCGGCTAGCCATGGGTTTACCGGTGCCTTTTTTAGAGGTTGGTTTTTTACGACTAGCGATGGCGTCAGCCACCAGGGAAGCAGCTGCAGCAACCTTTGCAGGGACATCAGACCTAGGATTGATTAGTGTGCCAACCTTTGCAGCAGTGCGGACTGTTTTACCACTAACTTTTGGAGGTCCACTGACAGTTTTAGTAGCAGGAGTATTGCGGCTACCGATCAGACCTTTAACAGCCCGGCTAGGACCCTGTTGTGGGGGAGTAGCGGGACCTTGTGCACCACGAGGGGCGCCAGTACGGGTACGCGTCACACCACGGCCACGGGTCACACGATCTTTAGAACCAGTGTCACGTGCAACTTGTGCAGCTTTGATGCGTTGTTTACGGCCGCGGCCATCATTACGGATAGGAGTCTTAGCGGTTTGACGACCGCGACGATTGTAAGTACGTTTTGCCATAATTAGAAAGGACGATTAAGAAGTTGCCATTTTTTGCCATTCCAGCGGTAAGTCTTGTTACCAACCTTTTTTGTGTCACCCTTTTTGTGTGTCAACTTAAGTGTTTTATCTACAGACTTTGCAAAATTTGTAAGAGCTTGTCCTACGTTTGTTTGGGTGCGTGTGCCACCTGAGTAACGGCGACGGCTACCTTTTACCTTTTTTGCTTCAGGTTTTTTAGCAGCGGGTTTGCTTTTTTGTGCACTCTTTTTGACGTTAGAACCGCCCATTTCCAACACAGCAGCACCCAGTTTTGACTTACGTGCAGCAGGCTTAGAAGGTTTAGGGGGAGCAGGTGGTTTTGCCGGTTTAGCCGCAGCTTTAGCCTTAGGCTTAGGGTTGGTTGGGTTGTCACCAGCAGCCTTCATAGCTTTGTATTGGTCAAAAATCTTTTTTTGAGCTTTAGTGGGGCTTTTCAGTTTAGACATGTTTGTCTTAGCCCAGGTGTACATAGCGCTTGACAACTTTTTACCACCAGAACTTGGTGGCTTACCTTGAGCCATGTTTGCCATTTTTCTGGCAGTTGCTTTTTCTTTTTGCGTAGCTTTTCCAAGACCAAAGTCTTTTTTCTTTTGATAACGTGCCATCAATTAATGTGTGAAAGAATAAGAGTTTCTCTAAGTCGATTGATTCCAAATGTTTGTCTCATCCAAGACAACCAATTGGTACTTCCTTTTGCCTGATTACACTGTTTGCAGCTAGGTACGAGATTGCTTGTAATATCTTCACCACCAAAGGTTCTAGGGTGAACGTGATCCAAAGTAAGTTCGTGTAATTCATAAGTTTCTCCACAATAAACACATGTGCAGCCAAAGTGCTCTTTAATGCTGCGCCTCCAAAGGCGCTTTGCTTCAGAGGATGTCATGGTTATTAGATTTTGTAAGTAGTGGTCAGGCGTTGGAAGTAAGGGGGTCATTAGGCGTAGCGTTGCTTCAATCTTGGACGGCGGCGGTTAGCAGATGCATTCTCTGTTTTACCTTTGTTAGGTCCAGTGTGTGAAGCATCTTTACCGTCTCCGTTACCGTAAGTGCCAAGCTTGCGGTTAAGCTTGTTAGCAGCGGTACGAATCATGAGTCCTTTTTTAGTTTTGTTGTAGTCACCTTGCTGTTTTAGGCGTCGTTTGCGTGCAGCAGGGTTTTGTTTGTAGTACGTAGATGTATTCATCGGCCATGTAGCCTAGATTGTACAAGTTCAGGATCAACTTGTGGCATAATTGCTGCCAACTTGGACAATGCGTTGCTTTCCATTGCAACACCACTGATGTCGTTAGTTTTTAGCCAGTCACAGGCTGCTTTCAAGTCCTGTGTAGTAGCGTCACCAGACTTAATTCTGGCAAGAAACTCTTTAGTAACTAAATTATGCAGTTCATTAAATTGATCTTCAGTGGCTTTCTTTTTGTTAGCCATTTTTCATTACAATTTTGTCAATTTTAGTCTCGATACGGATCATGTGATCCTCAATTTTTTTGATTGCTGTTGTGAATTCATCCTTTGGAACGTAGCTAGTCGCTACGCGTAGTTCAAAGGTGTCTAAACGTCGGTCCATTTCTGTAATTCGTCCATATAGACGGTTTGTCAGGGCCACACCGGCACCGATTATTGCAACAGCAACCGGTACGGCTGCTTCAATCATTGTTTGTTAGCGATACAATGGGGACAATGTCGTGACAAAGAACTTCTACACGACTGCCAGGTCTAAAAGTAAACCCAGCTTTCATAATTTCTGTACATTTAAGGGCACGAACAAGTTCGTAATCAAGACGCATTTTCTGTTCGTGTTTCCGTGCAATAGCTTTGCAAGTTTCAATCATGCCACCATCAAGGGGTACAGCAAAATTCAGTTGCACACCAAAGTTATTACTACGGACATAGCCTGTAGATTGATAAGGAATGGTGTCGTTACCCATGTAAAATGGGCTGAACTGCATAGTACTACCGTTGCAACTATTGTTAGCTGCAAAGTATTGACGTGACGGTGCACCATTATTTTGGAATTGCACCGCTTGATTGGTCACATTGCCGGTTGCCGCGGCCACAGGGTTAGATGTGTTTTGAACCCTAGGGTCTTCTGCTAAGGCTGGTGTTCCTACTGCGAGAAGACCGACAAGGAAGTAGTATTTGTAACCTGTTGAATGGTTTCTGTGACTAGGCTGTCTTCGATCAGACCTGCATCCCGTGTCACAATCTCCAGTTGAAATTGTTCTCCGGCGTTGGTTACTGAATAGGTTGTTGAAGAATCTGAGATGTCCCCACTTGGGGTTACGTTGGTACCAGACCATGACTTGTAACTACCACCATAGATGTTAGTTTCGATTGTTCGATCGATGTCCACAGTGGTAGTCGTGGTGGCTTGCATACTACCCTGGGTAAAGTTAGGCGTGATTTGTTGAGCAGCTGCCGGGCTAGCCAGCATGAGTAATAGAATCAGACGTTTCATTCTTCTTTCTTTTTAGGCTCAGGAGGTTTGTTGTTTGCTTTGCTATTTGATGTTGTCAGGCCAAAAGTCGCAAGTGCACCAGTAAACACGCTAGCTACGAACGTGATGTCACCACCGCTTTGTCCTTTTTTAATCATAGGAAGATCCACATAATTAAGAGTGATAATAAAACCACTCCAGACCACAACACCAAGCCGTACAAAAGTACCTAAGATTTGAAGTTCATCTTCAGTATTTTCTTTGACTTTATCTAAGAAATTTCTGGGTTTTGGGTCTGTTTTGTCAGTTTTTTCCATGCTTGTTTAATGATAGGTTTTGAAACCATGACAATATATTTGAATAAAGACGTAGCTGTGAGGGTAGCAGCAACAGAAATAAAGGCTGTTGTTACAGCTGTCGTCATCACAATCGTCGATGGCATCGGTACTTCAAGATCAGTAAAAGGTACCTCAACTATCTGTGATTCTGGTATTTTTGGAAGTGTAGGTTCTGGTTTAACCGCTTCTTTTTGAGGCGGTTCATCTTGCGTGTTGATGCCCTTGATGCCCGGGGGTGGCCTAAGCACGTTAGGGGGCGCTACAAGAGGCTTGTAACTAGGAAGTAAACCCCTAGGTACCTCCAAGACTGGAGCAGGCATTGTAGGGGCTTCAGGTAGCGCCGCGTGTGGCAAGACCGGTGGGTCAATCCAGGGGTCCACCGAACAAACCGCGTTCAATAAATCTTACAGCTTGATCATCTACTGTGTTGTCAGTAGACTCAGCGAGCTTTTTAAGAAGGTCAACAATAAGTCGTTTGACTTGATTAGAGTTGATGAATGAAAAAAGGATCGGACGGATAAGTGTAATCATAGTGTTCTGTGGTAGAGTTTGTGATTTTGATCGCCGTTAAAATACAAATTTGTCCCGCTATCACTTATAAACATAAATGCCGGTCGATTATCGATAGTACTTACAGCTAAAGAATCAGTATAATTACTGTTGGTAACATTACTGACGTCCCATGGCGTAGATAAATTCCACTGATAAATGGTATCGGTACCTTGATCTATTGCATACAATACAGTTCCATCGTATTTAAAGTGAATACCATACGGGTCAATATGACTAGAAAACAATGCATCAGATCTGTTTGCACTGTTGTGCGTAGCAGTAGTAATGTCCCAAGGGGTGCTGAGTTCAAACCTTCTGACGCGGCGGCTGCCACCCAAGGTGAACATGTATTTACCATTAGGTGAAAAATGTAACCCTACAGCAGTATTGTAGTTAGCGCCGTGGTCGTATGTTGTATAAGAGGAAGAAATAGTACTTAAATCCCAAGCTGTCGATAAAGTGTGTGCAACAATATATCTACTATAATTTTCGCAATAGTAAAGTGTTTTACCGTCGGGTTTAAAGAAAACGTCTTGTACACTGTGGTAACTTTCACCGGATTGTATAGGAAATGTATAAGTATACTCAAGCACATAACCGCCGTTGGGGTCCCACGGTTTAAGGAGAGTGTAGTGCCTCATAATATAGCTAGTTTGGCTCAGGGCACTGACAATATACATCTTCGTCCCGTCAGGTTTAAAGTAAAGTCCGCCAACCGATGCAAAACCATACCAAGGGTATTGCTGAGCTGATTCAGCAGTAGATGAGCCGATGCCAGGGTGTGCGTACGGTGAAAGAGATATTCTGTGGCGATGAACTCTAATGCTATCTGCCACATACAAGCTGCTACCGTCTTTTTTCATGTACAGGCTGTGTTGATCACCCCCGATATACATCGGACCATAGTATGAAAGTTCTTTAGTTGCTGTCGAGATGTCCCAAGGAGTGCTAAGTTTAGATTGTAAAATATCGCCGTCTTTGTTTACTGTATAACAGTAGTCTCCGTTTGGGCTAAGAGAAACGTCTTCTGGGGTGTATTGTTCGGTGCGTAAGGCAAGGGACTTATTGTCGTACGAAAAAGTATTTAAAGCAAATGGGGTATTACTACTGTATTGGTAAACTTTATCGTATTGCCTGCCAGATAAATACATCACCTGACCATTACCTGACGAATCTTCCCTGAAATGAATACCAGTCATGTTGCTGTCTTCAGAGCCAACATAAAGACTCTGAGAATACGTAGCAGTTGATATATTCCATGCTATACTTAAATCGTAACGATAAACATAAGTCCTAGCAACAATAAACATGTAATAACCATCGTTGGAGAAAAATATGTCTTCACCGACTTGTGTTTGACTGCTAATATCTTTTGTTAAATAATCCGAACTATTGCTAGGTGGGTTATAAAGGGTTGTTGTGTCCCAAGGTGTGGTGCATATATAACGTTCTACAAAATCGTTTAAATACGTACTTAATACGTAGCATTCCGTGCCGTCATTTTTCCAGTACAACCCTCTTGTTGAGATATTACCTAGATGTTGATATTCTGAGTATGGTTTAACCCAGTTTTGTGTTGTACTAACATCCCATGCTGTTGTTATCTCATATTGACGCAATAAATCATTATGTGAGTCGAAAATAATTAATTTTTTACCGTCAGAGCTAATAACCAAATCAAACGGATTAGTGACTTCTAGACCAAGCGACCCATATGCGCTCTGTAAAGTTGCAGTGCTAATATCGTAAGCAGTTGTTAGGGTGTAGTGGTAAATCCTTCGATAGCTAGGGTCAAGCCACCACATATCTTTACCATCACGGGTACCGCCATCCTTTCTAAAAAATATTGTCCCGGTACCAATTGCCGAAGGGTTTCTGCCAAGAGATTTGTTTGCATACGATACACTGTTACTGCTAATATCCCAGGCTGTAGACAAAGTATATTGGTAAATTGTGTCCGTATTATCGTCAACCATAAACAAAGCACTTCCGTCAGCACTGAACTGAAAATTTTCTAGATAAAAAGCTGCTTCAGTCGCTGTAGCTCCGGTTTGATACCAACTTGCAGTAGTAATGTCCCAATTAGTACTTAAATTAAATTCAAAAATTCTTCTATATTGGTTAGAGTAAACGTACAATTTACTTCCATCATTTGAAGAATTATTTGAATCAGTTCTAAATTGACATGACGTAGGTTGGCCGCATCGATCCGGAGCCGGAGCACCTGAAATGTTGTATACATTAATTGAACCATTAAGAGTTGCGGTAGTTATGTCCCAAGGTTCACTCAAATCGTACTGGTTAATAACTCTACTATTTTGATTTACAACATATAAACGAGTACCATCCGGTTTCCATGTAAAATGGATCGGATTGTTAACCTCGTCTGGATCTGGTATAAAAGTGTTTCTAGGCCAACCTGTAAATTCAGCGTATTTAAGATTAAATGATGGGTCAATTGGTTCTGCTTTTGCAAGCAGCATTTGCATAATACTCATTAGCTAATACCCGCACCGCTAATAACAAAGTCACTGCTGCCGACGCAGAGAATAGTACAAAGCCCACGTTGAGCTAGTGTACGGTCTCCAGTGTCAGACGTACCTGCTGAGTACATGTTTCCAGAACTAGGTGCAGTAATGGTTACATCAGAAGAGCTGTCATTGAAGACAGAAACTGCTTCACCAATACTGAACACGCCATTAGGAACAGTTACCCCAGCTTGTGTCACATTAATGTGTTTACCTACGTCGCTAGCCTGTAGGGTATAACTACTAGAACCGGTTTGTAGGTTTTGTGGAATAGTTTCCAATTGCGTTGCAGAAACCCAATTATTTGAGTCGTACGCCATCAGTTTATTGTTACTGGAATCCCACCACAGGTCACCATTGTCGAGGCTTGCTGTCGGTGCAGACGCACTAATACGATAACGATCAGCGAAATTATTTACATCGCTAATGTTAGTTGCAACTGTTCCAATAGTATTAGTTCCACTAAGGTTAGTAGCTACCGTGTTTACGTTACTAATAGAACCAGCAACTAGATTAACGTTAGTAATGTCGCCGCCAGTAGCGTTGACGTTGACAATAGAACCACCAACCAGATTAATGTTAGCTAGGTTCGATGTATTAGCCAATATGCCCATGTTAGTTACATTAGCTGCCGTACCTAAATTGCTCATAGAAGCCACGTTATGTGCAGTTCCGAGCGAACTCAAGTCAGCAACTGCTGCTGTTGTTCCAAGCCTACCGATTTCAGTATCTACAGCAGCGAGTGACGTAATTTCTGCGCTTTTGCCGGCAACAGTGCCAATATCTTGGGTGTCACCTGCAACTGTGGTTACGTCACCGCTAATCCCAGCAACCGTGCCGATAGTATTGGTACCACTAAGATCAGTAGCAACCGTTCCAATAGTATTGGTTCCACTGAGGTCGGTGGCAACCGTGTTTACGTTACCAATGCTACCGCCAACGTGGTTTACATTAGTGATACTACCGCCAGTATGGTTTACATTGGCAATACTGCCAGCAACCGTTGCGATATTAGTGTCGCTATTAAGGCTAGTAGCTACAGTGGTTACACTACTAATGTCAGTCGCAACCGCATTTACTTCATTAATATTTGTATGAACAGTGCCAATAGTATTATTACCGTTAAGATCACCTGCAACAGTATTGACTTTAGATATATCAGTAGCAACCGTACTAACGGCGCTAATACTGCCAGCAACTAGTCCAATGTCAACCTCATCACCAGCCACAGCGGTTACATTATTGTGAATACCGGCAACCGTAGTTACATCAGCAGAGACGCCTGCAACTGTGGTTACGTCACCGCTAATCCCAGCAACCGTAGTAACTTCAGTAGCTTTAGGTACAATTCTGTGGAAATTGTAGGTGTGCAGTGTAGTGGTAGTTTCGACAAGAACACCAAATCCAGCAGGGAGATCAGGACAACCAGTGATGGTAACAGTATTGCCAGAACCAGCACCATTACTGATAGTTACAGTACCTCCGACATGGGTATGACTATTAGTCAGACTTGCAATACTGACAATTGTACCAGAACCGTCGTTAGTGTCAGGGTTTGTTGTCGGAAAACTGGTTTCGTTTGCAATAGGGACAAAACCACCAATATTGTCGAGTAGGTCAACAATCCTTGCATTAATTGCACCAGTAGTAGCTACGTGTGTATCTGCGCTGCTCCAAGTATCACCAGACGCGATAGTTTCAGTACTGTCTTGGCGGAAGTACCGTGTATCAGACGCTTGTGTAGTAAAGAAAGAGGTATTGTTAGTGGTGGCGGTACTAGAGCCGTCTGTTTGGATAAAACCATCTACATAATTTTTAGTAGCAGCGTCTTGGGCATTAGTAGGATCTGTAACACTAGTAATTCTAGAAGTACTTACATCTACAGTACCTGCACCATTTGGATCAAGGACAATATTAGGGTTAGCGCTGTCACTCGTGATGCTGTTACCATTAACGTTGAGATCCGTAATCAGTGTTTCAATCGAAAAAGCACCTGCAGCAACTTGAACAAATCCAGTTTGTTGGTCAACACTAAATGAATCACCGACTGTAAATTTACCACGGTGGTCTGTAATAGCTGCCCAAACTTTACCGCCATTAAGTTCAGTTGCTTGTTTAGTGTCATCGGGCACACCGCCATTCTCAGGTAATGCACGATAATCAGTGCCACTACCCACGTATTCCATCGTGTGGCCGCTAGAAGCAACCATAGAACGGAGGTAGAACGATACCGAAGTAAGGTCGGCAATTGTATCGGCAGCATCTGTAGGATCACCAACCAAACCTAAGTTTTGGAGACGATTGTTAGGATCTGGACGGCTGATAGTTACATCCCAACCGGTTCCGTTAGCGACGGAAGATAGGATAGGGTAAACCGTGGTTACACCATTATTAGTGATTTCCACGACCATGTTATCCTGCGGTTTTGTAACATCACCATGCCAATTAGACGCAGCAGTTGGTGCATTAATAGTAAAGGTAGTTGCACCAGGTGCGGAAGTACCGCTTGTAGTTGCGGTAAAGATTGCAGAAGGTGACTTGCCATCGGCAATAATTGAAAAATCACCAAAGTCAGAGGTCGATGCAGCCAGGTTAGCTTGACCGCCATTTAGACATGCAATGTGGAAGTGGTTAAAGAATGCATAACTAGACGTTGCTTGGCAATAACCGTTGTTGGTAACAAAGATACCGGGGGCATTGAGGCCAGTATGTGTGTAGCTATCACATACAATAGAACGCAAAGGTGAGTTAGGATGTGGTACACTTCCGTCAATAAGAAGACCGCCACCCGTCATTTCAGAAGTAGTATCACCAGCACGACCTTGGGTCTGCGATGAACCGTACCAATTTAAATTGCTGTTATCAATTTCTGAATCAGAAAAATTAGTGCAGTTTTGAATGTACGGTGATTTGACAATCATTGCATTAGGGTAGAACGCAACGTTCCAACCTTGGTTAGCGGGTAGACCATATGTTGCGTCTTCCCATAAACTGCCTGATTCACCTCGCGTACCGCTGGCTTTCATGCCAGTGAAGGTCATGTTAGCTAGGTAAGTGCCGCTGTTGACGCGGAACAAAGCCCCGTCTGTGTTTGCACCAAGACCGTCTTCCCCTTCTTGATCTTGTGTGTTAGGAGTTGGGTGTACAACAGTGTTACGGATAGAAGCACCAATAATTGAAACGTCACGTCTTTGGATGTCAATAGGTGCTATTTCTTGATAAATACCAGGTGAGACCAGAATGACACTACCATCACCGTTTTCTGCGTCAGCATTAATTGCATTTACAGCAGCCTTAATAGTACGCATTGGTGATGAAATTCTATGACCGTCAGCTGCATCGTCACCGTTATTACCATCAACGTAAATTACTTTTTGAAGGCTTGTAAAAGTACCACCAGAAGTAACAGGTCTCCAGCTGCTTCCATTCCAAATGTGCAGTGTTTGGTCATCGTCAGGTTGGAACCAAAACTGTCCAACTGTCCTCCCTACTGTTGAGGGTGTAGGGACTTGGACGTAGTTATCGTGGCGTTCAGAAGCCGCCCGTGCGGTGTAGATTTCAAGGTCAGAAGGTGTAGCAGTTAGCTGTTCCTGAGCATTAAGGATGTTATTTGGGTTAATGCGGTCGAGATCGATGCCACCTGAGCCCAGACCAAGTGTAATGGTGCCGTCCCCGTCATCTGTAACAGTGATGCCTGTGCCATCAGTACCAATGTCACTCGTGATAGCGGTGTCGATTTTCGCATCAATTCTGTTGTCAACGGCTGCTGTCGTTGCGATTTGAGTGTCAACACTTGACCATGTCTCATTAGTTTTAATGGTTTCAGTGTCAAAATCCCAAGTAGATTCACGCAGTTCTTCAACAGCATAGTTGTTTTGCTTGAAGTTATCGTTAAGATCCTCCGCTTTAATAGCAGAACCGGCAAAGAATTCTGCTTTCAAATCAGAAACATCTGTCTCCCGGAAAACGCGAATCGTGGCGTTATTAGTATCAGGGTTTGTGGGATCAGTAAGACGGATTGTACCAGCAGTAGGGAATGTAAAGGCAGTTGTAGCAACGCCATTGATGGTGACTTTAACTTCTGCCTGTTTGATGTATCTAAAGGGGATGTTATAGTCCGTCGTCGAACCATCACCCGAGTATTCAATGAATGTGTTAGCCATTAGTGTGTTAAGTTAGAAAGAAATACGTTTTTCCATACGATCCAGGAATTCCCGAGCCTCTTTTCTCATGTCCCTTTCGTAGTACATTGCAATGACATCGTTAATGTATTGCTTTTGTGCAATGCTGTCTTTTTCACTTGACAGGGCTGCTGCAGCGTGCATAGCGCTTCTTAATTCAAAACGTAGTTTTTTGTGTAGGCCTGCAAGTTGTTTTTTATCAATGGGAAATCCGCCATTAACCCAATCCATGTATGCTTTTCTGAACTCTTTCGCATCGTAAGACTGCATGACACGCTTAATACCTTCTTTAAAAAACCCTTCACGGCCCATAATATTGGTGATTTCAGAGCGCTGCGCAGGGGTATACTCAACGCCTTTGCCGTTTGTACGCAGTGTAGGTCGGGCATCAAACTCAACCATCTGCAGGAATTTCTTTTCGTCAGAAATTTTTCCGCTAACTTTCCAAGGCATGTAGTTGTTCCATACACGAGTCATGAAACCTTCGTAAATGTTGCCAGCTTTGTCTGGGTACCCAATACGAGTTCCGTCAATCCAGTCATATTTCTGTGGAATTTGGCTTTTCAAAAGAGGCAGACGGTTACGAGCTATGTCAAATGTTGTTTGCTGTACTTCTTTCAGTCCAGGATCCATCAACCTAGACATCTCTGCCATAAGGCTTGATCCGGGAGCATTGGCGGCGACAGCAAAACTGCCGAGCCAACGATTGATTGCACCGACATCGCCACGTGCTACATCAATAAAAGGCTCTAAACCAGCCATAAATGATTTGTCAGTAACTGATGCGGACAGAATGAAAGCAAGCTTTCGGAATTGTGTGGCAATATCGTTAGGCGTCAAAGAATCAAAGTTATCGGCAACGTCAGCAAGTGCAGCAAACCAATTAGTAATTGGACCTAAGTTGTCATAACTGACCCAGTCACCGTTAGGCAATCTGATAGACCGGGGCTTCCAGCCAGTCTCGCGGCGCAAAGCTTGTGTCTCTTTATCAGCAAGACCGTTACCTGTAATACGGTCGGTCATGAACAAACCGATAGCAGCAGTTGTAATCAATACACCAATTGCGGAACGTCCATAAAGATCAGCACGTATCTCTGCATACCGTTGGTATTTTTGTGCGTCAGACATTTGTGTAAGATCTCCGACCTTATAGCCACGTTTCTGAAGCAAAGATTCAACTTGTTCTTTACTAATTTCGTCTGCTTTAAGGAAAAAGTTTTTATACTCTTCCATAAATAAGTTATGGGGCGAGTAAGATCCAGACAAAATAAGATCGTTTACAGGTGTTTTAGTGAACAGCATGAACGGTTTCATGACTGGGAATTTAGTGATCAAACCTGAAATCAAATTAGTAGCATCATTATCTACTGACATTGAAATTTCAGCTGCAGTTCTCTTAACTACATCATCCTTAATCAGTCCCGTTTCATCTTTCATGCTCTTCATGAACAAATCTACCCATCTTTCACCGGCAGCTTTGTCAAATGGTTTAGCTCCGTTGTCGGTGACAAGGTCAAAAATCCGTCCACGGGCTTCTGCGTTAGCGACCATGTGTTGTGTAAATCCGTCAAGGGCTTGCATAGCGCGGTTACCAAAACGCAGCCAAGGGTGGTTTGCTAGATCATTCATCGCTTTGATGCGTTCGTAAGCGACCATTGGACCGTTTTTGTTTTCGAGTTTTTTACCTTCAGCAATTCTTCTTAGGATTTCTATTTGATCTTGATTTTTAGCAAAGAAGTTTTCACGGGCCAAATCACCTACATTAGGTTCTGTTGCACTACGCTTGAACACTTCTCCCATGTATTTCAACGAATCCTGTAGCACGTCCAAATTCATACTATATTGGAACATGGCACGTCGGATTTGCTGACCTTCTCCGTATCTCAAGCCGCCAATCATCGCACCAATTGGTTTTTCAACTAGACCAGCAAAGTTACTAATGCCAGCTTTAATCGGTGTAGACAGTGCACTCAGCGTTGAGTTATAAACGTTTGACCAAAACCCTTGAAGAATCAGTGATTGCGTTCCTGGATCTTGATCGTAAAGTGATTTTCTAACAATACCGGTAGATTGTTCGAGATATTTGTTCAAAGACGACATGGTACTCACTTTGCCGTCAGTAAGCTCGTAAGCCAACATCAAAGCGTTAAAGAACTCACGGTTTGTATCTTTGACTTCACGCAAGACATCTGCAGTGTTCTTTGCGTCCAACCGAATCCGTTCAATAGCTCGTAAGGTATCATTGGATTCTTCTTTAATAATTCTATCAATGCGGCTTGCATAGGCTTGTGCGTTAGCTTTAGAGTATGGAGTACCGGGTGCACGCATCCGATTCCACATATTCGTCAAATTAAGAGCACGACCACGTACATAGACAGCACGACCGCGCATAGCCATAAGGTATTCAAGCCTTTTAATCAAGTCATCTGAAGCGATGTCAATAGCCGGTGTACCTTCAGTACGTCGAATACCTTGTGCAGTATCGGAAATCTGCCCTGCCAAAGAAGTTGAAAGGTATGCCTCAGCTTTGACTTCATCTAGATCAATCAAAGTTTTAATATGATCTTTCATCGCAACCCTGGCAGCTTCAATGCCAGTAGAACTAAGTGTTTTAACACCCATTTCTCCTGACTTTTCTGTGAGTTCCTTTTCAAGAATTTGTTTCATTTTCTCGAAAGGCATTCCAGCCAGCTCACCTGCCATATCCTCACCGACTTTGGCAATATCAGCAGCCGTTGCATAGTCACCATTAGGGTATTTGATGTCCATGTCAACTTCACGCAGATCGTCTGCAAGTCCACGCACAACAACGTGCATGTCATTTTTTAGATCAAGCCCGTAGTCAATTAATGAGTCAGAAAGCATTGACCCAACGCGGCCATAAATACTTCCACCAGCGTTTGTTGCAACCTGGTAAGCGTCAGCTGCAGCTAGATTAATGTCACCGTCAGTGCCTCTAGCAATGATTTCTTGCTCGCCGTACAAGTCATGTACACCACGAATCGGCTCAGAAAGTGCCAACTCAACGTCGCCGTCAAATTTTTCTAAAGCCTTTTTGTAGTTAGTATTGCCAATATCATCAAGTGCGATTTCACGCTTGGCTGCCGAATCATTGACAAGCTCTTCTGGTGACAACTCTTGTCGTGCATTAAGCTTTTCTGCAACAGGCTTGGCCTTTTCTGATTTGGGAATAAATTTAGTACGAAGGCCGCGGTAGTGTTGTAGCAAACGTACACCGCCGATTAAAACGTCGGTACCAACACCTAGGTAAACACCTTCAGTAACATTTTTAGCACGCTTTACGTCTGCACCATCTGTAGGCATCGTCGCCAGATCATCTGGAATCCAACCTGCCCACCCAAAGTTTTGCTTTAAAGTACCGGCCAGGTTGTCGTCATTTTGGTTAATTTCAACTGTATAGTCAACAAAAGCTCCAGCACCAGCATTAAAGGCCATGCCACCAATCTTTTTGACCATTGGATCGACAAGAAATTTAGCTTTCTTATACTTTCCAGCCATGGTTGCAGCTTTACCAGCTAGTCCTGCAGCACCAAATCCCCCCAAACCAATAGTAGGAAGGACAATTGATGAAATATTACGGACAGTCTGGGTGACTTCGCTTTCAAACTCTGGTACTTTAGGAATCTCTACCCCAGGCACAAGGTTGAGAAAGTCAGCTGCAAAGTCAGTGACACCCACAACAGGTGCTGCTGCAAGTTCGCCTACAAACTCTACTGTTGATTGTTCTTCTTCTTCCTCCTGCACTTGTTGTTTTACTTGTTCAGCAGCTTGAGGGTCATTTGTAACCGGTGTCAGTTCTTCAGTTGGTTTTTCTGTGGGTTTTTCTGTGGGTTTTTCTGTTGAAGCCGTAGCTTCTTTTTGTTCAGCTTGCTGCTGTCGTTTGAGTTCTTCTTCTTCCGCCTCTCTTTGGCGGATGAACTCATCGTCGATCTCAGGCGCACCTGGATCACCACGAAAATAGCTATTCATTTGCTAAAGGATCAAATCCGATTACAGCATTAGCGGCGGCTGACCACCTAGCTTCAGCTTCGTCGGTATAGGGCAAGTTTGGATCGGGAGCTACGTCCAGTGCTACACCACGTGAATGTGCGCTGTCTGTGTCGTGCTCTCGAATGTAAGATGTGACACGGAAACCAGCTTGCTCAAACAAAGTTTTTGCAGTAGCAGCCATTTCTTGTGTCGCAAATTCATAGTGATTATGGTAGTTACGTCCGCCGTGTCCACGCGGTCCGTCGCCGTTGTCATAGACAATGCGCTTACCGTCTGCTGTTTCTTTAATAGCAGGGTCACCGCTGACATACTGGACAACTTTTAACATAGATGGACGGATTGGTGCAGAAGCTCCAGTTTTAGTGTCACCTACATTTGCACGTCCAGTTCGCTGGGGCGTACGTAGGGTGTTACGTATTGACGAATATGGTGTGACTTCAAAATCAGTATAACGTTGTTTTTGTTCGTCTCTAAGTGCATCAACTTGAAGACGGAGATTGCCGGGAATGTACGGGGCAATTTTTTCGAGAACCTGCAGGGGGTTTTTGTTTGTCTCTTCTGCGATGTATTCAATGGCCGGTGGCATTGACCACTGCTTACTGCCGAAGTTTGTAAGTGCTCGTTCTAATTCTGTTGCATCAAGCATTTCTGCTACCCTTTCATATCTGATTTCTGCGGATAAAGTTTTGTCTCTTAGAACTTTTTGAATGTCACCCAGTTTTTGGATACCTGCTTTTGTCAGCGTATCAAGATCTGCAAACTCATCTGTACTGCTAATTTTGTACTTTTTGATTGCACCATCAGCGCCAATATTAGAAACTACCTCTTGAATGTCCTTACCAACCAAAGACAACGCTCTTTCTGAAACGTCGTTATTAGCCATGTCGGGCTTCGATAGCTGAATTTGGCGGTAGTATTTCTTGTAGTTTCTTTTAAATTCTGCGAGTTGCAGCTGGTAAGTTACATCGTTGTATTTACCAAAAGCATTTTTATTTGCCCGTATTTTAGGATCACCTTCAAAAGCAGCTTGAATTTTTAAATGTACTTCTTTTAAGTTGTTTTCAGAAAACTGTTGACGATCGGATTCAGCAAGTCTAAGCCATTTATCAAAATCCGCAGAATTTAGATAATGACCACCTCTAACGTATTCAGGGGTCAACTGGCCAAGCTGAAAAAGCTGCTCATTAACTGTTTCAGTTTGACGCGCTCTTTGTCCGTCAGTGGATAAACGCATAAGATCGGCAAAAATATCTGTACTGATCCCAAAATATTCAGGTCTTGAGTACATGTCATTTTCAATTAACTTGACATCTTTTGCAGTAAGTCCGTCTCTGTCTAAACCCAACCTATCAGCTTGACGAAGCACTTCATCGTCAAAATCACGTTCACGCTGGGCTTCTTTTTGCCTTTCATATTGAGTGTCGCGTTCTAAAATTTCATCTTTTAAAAGCTCTACTTCAGTAGCAAAAGATGGAAAAGATTCCCCTAAGGTTTTACCGTTAGAACCGCCATTTTCGTAGTCTAGAAGTCGATCTAAGTCTTCGATTCCAAGCGCATACGGTCCAGTAATTTTTACTTTTTTCTTTAAAAATTCCAGTAGATCTTCGCGTTTTTCAAACGATGGATTTGTGCTGTTCCAACGGACTAAGCCTGCAATACCTGATTTGTTGTATTCAACCGCAAACGCGTTTTGACGATCGGTACTAAGTTCTTCACCTTGAAGCTTCCGACGTTCCTGTAAAAAAACATTGCGTCGATTATTTACAAGTTCATTTAGCTTAGCATAAACACCCGCACCATTTAGCACTTCAGGCCGCGCATTGCCTATGAAATTAATTTCCATAAACTCACGCTTGACGTTAGCTAGAAATGCATCAAAATCAGTGATTCTTTCATTGTCTTCAAGCTGCTTGGCTCTAATCTTTTCTTCCATAAAAGCTGGAAACTTGCCAAGGCTGTTTTGGTACAGCTGTTGGTGTTCCACCCAACGTTTTGTATTACGGTTTTGGTAGACCGCAAACATACCGTCGATAAGCTTTGAGTCAGCATCAGGTCCAAACATTTGCTGGACAGCGTCGTGCGCACCAAACTCTGAACGCGTAAGGTTGTCATCCATTTTTTGGAATGCCACCATTTCTTTGAAGGTGACGCCCGTTCTGGAAATGACATCATGGGCAGCAGCGACTTTCTTTTCCTCTTGGTCTTTTAAATACTGGCCAACTAAGCCTGCTGCTGTCTGGCTAAACTGTGCGATGTTTTCTAAATCAGTTTGCCTTGCTTTATTTTGTTGGTCCAGATTGTCCATCTGGATTTTGTAGTCACGGTCCAACGCGTCTTTAAAAGACTGACGTTCTAGTGACTGCATCTTGAAATTTGTTTGTCTAACGGATTCATCAAAAGAATTTACAAGGCGTTGTGCACGCATAAAAATCTCTTGATTTTCCTTTTCAAACTGCCGGGCACGGTCCATGCCCCTAATTGTTTTTTCTGTTTGCCGTTGAATCTTGCCAGTTTGGTCAGGAACCTTGACTTGAAATTGCCCAAAACTGCCCGGCGAACTGTATGTCTTGTAATTTTTTGGCATAATTTAGAGTTTTAATTAACCGCCTCCGGTCATTCCGACAACCTGGGTGGCAATGTTCAGACTATTTCGGAAGAAGGCACCGGCAATGTTAGCTTGATACGGGATGCTCTTCATCGGTTTAGGACCTTGCTTAGGCTCGTAAATATCCTGCATCTGAGGAATCGGCAAAGCCATAGGCTTAGGTAGTGGTGGCATAAGTTGGGGTTTGAGCATGACACTAGCTTGTGCTTGTAAATCTGCCTGCTGCCGCTGGAGTGAGATTTGCTGCCGGTTTAGCGTGTCAGCAGCAATTAGGTTGTTTTTGCTTAACTCTAACGCCAAGTTGTCTTGCATATTTTGCATTTTAGATACAAGCAAATCCATGTCTATTTGTTTTGTGTCTGACATCAACTCCTCAACAATCTCACTTTCAACAGCGTTGGTCTCAGCTTGGATTGCATTCAAAGTTTTACCAGCACTTCTACCGCTTTGACCACGAGCTGCAGCCTGACCCTGTGCCTTTAGACTAGAAAGACTAGCTTTACGGAGTTGTGAAACCCCCGCTGCTTTAGTCTTTTTCTTTTTCATCATTAGGCCGTGGGCTTGAGCGGTGTATGCAAGCAGTGTTTCTTGCCCGCTAAGCTCTAGCTCAATCTGTTGCTCCATCAAATGCCGATCTGCCTGCAAGTTGGCAAATTCTGCGGCCATTGCGTTGAATGATTGCTGGGCTGCAGCTTGCGCGACAGACTGTTCGTAAGCCCGCATATCCTGAGAAAACTCAAAATCACGGATTGCCATCCCGTAATTCCAATCCTGCTGCCTGGTGTTGGCTTGGAACTGTAGATCTTGTAAAAGATTCCCTCTTTGGATTTCCAGACCTTCGACTTCATAGTTATAACGTCGGTCTAGCTCTTCACCTTCATATTTATAGACAGCAGCGTTGTATTTATTAGTCTCTTTACTTACTTTTTTAGCGTGTTTGTTTTGTGTTGACGCACCGCCAGTGAAAATATCAGCGATAGCGTCGAATATATTTGCCTCTAATCCAGACTCTTGAAGCTGCTGGTCCAGTATATTTTGTTTTGGATTAAACATCAAGCCCTCCTATAGAATCGTGGTGTGTACTGTCCTTCCCACATCATGGCATTTACTGCAACTGGGAAAGGTGAATTATTAAACAATTTTACTCTGAAATTTTCAGTGCGTTGGTGGATAGGTATGGTGAATACAGTGTCGTTGTTTAGTGAAACGTCGTTAGCTAGATACTCGTTTGCTTCTACAACAGGCTCTACAACAAACCATTCGTCCATGTAGAATTTAATAACAGCACCATTTGCGGGAGCATTAGTAAATGAAATCCTTGTATCAGACTGAAACTGGAATGCTGTTTCGTTAACTCCGTTAATACTGACTTTGACATCAGATCTGTCAGCATAATCTAAATCATTTTTATTGAAGTCAAAAACTGTTGTCGTTCCATCGCCTGTAAACTGAACACTATACGGCAAACGTCCGTTTTGTTCTACCTTAAATCCCATCATACCTGACAAACCAACTGCAAACTTCATACGTGCAATGGTGAGATTAGCTGTAAAATCTGTAATTCTATTTTCAGTTCTGTAGTAGGTGCGGGGCAGTTCTACGTCAAAATTATACTTATAACCTACAACAACATCATCAGCAACATCAAGAGCGCCTTCACCAGTTGCCGTCAGGTTTTTGTTTGGAATTTCAAAATAAGACTCAAGTGTTGGTGCATTGGGTCCAGCTGAGTCAGTAAAACGTTTTGGTGTAATTGTAAATCCTGACTCAACAAAGTCACCGCTACTTGTGTCACCCTTAATAACAATGATTGGAGTCAAGCTTTGATCGTCAATAATGGGCAGGTAGCATTTAGTTCTGTTGTTGGTTGCGTCATAAATAACATGAGAAGCAGGGATGTTTTTGTACATGTCAATGCACGGGTTTACCTTTTCTCCCCTGTTATTGACAATGATAGCTTGCTCTGGGCTTTGGCTCAGCGCCGCTTTTAGCAGTACAAAATCATTTCCATGTCTTGTAACTGCATACATGTCATCTGAATCACAAGCTATAAACTGAACCGCACCTGGCATAATCCAGCTGACCCAAGATTCCATAAGGTTCTTTTCTCCGTCGTTGTAATAACGGAACAAAAACACCTCTTTTAGTGTCTGACCACTGAGGGCAATCAAGGAATTTTGTGGGCTGGAAACCATTGCATCAACACTCGGTGAAATCCATTCCTTCACAACACGAGAAGTGTCTAGCACTTGAGGGTTTTCCTGCTGACCACGTGTAATCATGCTAAAGACACGGCTGTAACCTGGCGTCTTGCTGACAAAATTAATGTTAGTACCAACATCCACAGGTTCAATTTGCTGATCCATTTGGTAGTTAGACAACGTCCTAATAGTCGCCAACGCTGGTGTCAGCACACCTGTATCAGAAAACAGGATAAACTGTTGGTTCTCACTAAACAACACAACACCCTGAGCGGTAGGCAAAACAGAGTTGAGAGACGTTGGTCTAATCGAAGAACAGCTAATATCGATTGGGTCAGAATCAATAACCGTTTGAGCTGTAGTAAAGAAGAAATTGTATGGGTCAGCAGACCGACTCATTATCACATTGTCTTGTGAAATGAAACCAAGACGATTGTTGTGAAAGAAACCACCAGTAATATTTTTTCCAACAAAACTCGGCATCGAGTTAGTATCGTCGTTACCAACTTTTCTGTCTACGTAATCGATTTGCCTAAATGTAAATGTGTCTAGGCTTGGGTTGATAAGTTCGTGAGGCATTTTGGAATTGTCTAGCCCCACTGAAACCGTAGGATCGAGCGCTTCTTCCCAAAAACCTTCACCACCCACACCATTGTGTGCTACAAATTTGACCCAATAATCAGCGTCACCAGCACCAGTTAAAACAATTTTAACAAGCCTTCCATGATCAGACTGTACAGGCAAATCAGAAGCGGTAGTGACAACATCTTCAATTGCTACAAAATCTAGGCCTGTAAGTCCACCAGTTGCGTGGACATCCATGTCAGCGGTATGTACTAATTCAAGGCTGTTTGCATATTGGTTGACAGTGATGCCAGCGTGGTCTGTTGCGGTAAGGCCCTCAATATCTGTTTTAAAACTTTCAAGAGCATCTGGTACTGTACTGGAACTGGTTGCAGAATATGTTACCGTTTCAGTATTCCCATTGACAGTAATATCGACCTGATAATCTTCACCCGCGAGAACAGACCCAAGAACAAGGGTTACTTGACGATGCGGATCGTAGTTTGCATCAGTAACCGCTTGATCTGCAGCCACTTCTATGGAAGTATTAATGATGATGCTGGTATCTTGAACAGTAATAATTTTAAAATTATCCCTTGTACCATTTAAGTAGCCCATCCCGTCAGGGTATGTGACAGTAGCTTGAACACCTGACAGTGCATTCCAGATCTCAATACCAGTCTCTTTAATTACGCCAATGTATTCTTCGTCATCATCACGTTTGATATAAAACCATTTTCTGCTACCGTAACTGGAACCTGATGCAAGATTAAGAATGTGCTCAAAACCAGGTCTTTTTGTCAGCCCATATGTAGCATCAGGAAATCCGTTGTAACATTCACGGACCTGACCTGGTAGCATTTTATCATCTGATTGTTTTGAAACCCCACCTAGATAGGTTCCGATCCGCTGAGTTACTGATGCCATTTATCGATAAAGTGCGTTGTAAGGTTGATAACTACGGTAACGATTGGTGTCCCCAGGGTGGCCAAAGAACGTATAGTCACCTTGATTGCATTCATACTCCATCGCCATAGCTCTAGTGAATGCTTCTTTTTGTTGGAGCATTTGGTATTGGTTTGTGTCGCCAACAATTCGGCTCGATGTGATCGCTGCAGCACGGGCAGTAATAAAATCTGCAATTGGTCTTGGAAGGTCGACCCAGTCAAACAACCAAACGATGTCACACTCAACTGGTTTGTCGAATTTATCGTCATGCTTGACTTTGTCGTAAAGTTTACCGTTGCGTCGGATGATGTCCATACCAACGTTAGACGCATTAGCTGTTGCGTCAATTTGCAAAACGTTGTTTGGAATCCTAATTT